GCATCTTTAGATGATACTGTTACTGTTGGAAAAAGTAATATAACTGGAAAACAAGAAAACTATGATTTTAACGAATTTCAAAAAGATTATTTATTTGGTAAAGGTTATGAATTAGTAGATAAAAATGGAGCAAAAGTAACGCCAACAAAAGAAAATATAGGTAATTTACAAATAAGTGTTTTAAATAATCAAGATAGAGATTTTCTTAACTTTACATTAGAAGCTAAAGGGGCTAAAGATTTTAGAAGTGAGTCTTCTTGGATAAAACACCCAACAAAAGATGTTTATATTTATAAATATGCAACAGATGGAAAAGGAGTTAAGGATGATAAATTTACTTTTTTACCAAGATTTATTAACAATGATTTATTAAAAAAACAAATAGTAATTACACCGGAAAGATATAACAACCTAGTAGGTAACCAATGAGTGAATTTGACGAAAAATCAGAACAAATTATAGATGAAGTTATTAGTTTACCTGCGGTAAATGTAGTAGCAAACGAAGAAGAAGATGTAGGTTTTATTGATGAATTATTTTACGATGAAGCTGTGGAATATAAAGATATGCCACGAAGTTTCTTTTCTATAGATTCAGCAGATGATTTTAGCACTGCTAAACAATGGACTGCAGTAGCTGGAGCCTATACTTTAACTACAGATACAAACGAGATAGCTGATGTTATAAAAGCACAGTTTCCAAACACATATTTTAATAAAGATAAATATGACAATATAATAGCCAGCATACCTAGACAAGAAAATGGTAAACAAGTAGACCCATATACATTTTATGTAAACCCTAGAGGCGCATCAGGAATAGATTATTACCAGTTAGCAGCCCAAACAGCTATGTGGTATCCACCTATTGCTATGGTATCTAGACCAGTTAAAGCTACAAGTATTGCAGGTGTAGGTACTGAATACCTAAAAAAAGGTGTGGGTTTATTTCTTGGAGGCTCAGCCGTTAGTATAGCGCAACAAGCTGGAACAAGTGCTTTAGGTGGTGAACAAGGTACAACGTATCTTCCCGGAACTGATTTAAAAGTAGACTTTACAAAAGTAGGTACTGAAGCTGGTATTACTACAGCTGTACTACCTGTAGCTAATGTATTAAGTAATCAATTAGGCAAAGGTGTAACAAAATTTATTGATTTTAAACGTGAACGTTTTCCTAAATATTTTGATGTAAAAACCCAAGAAATTAACCAACAAGGTTTTGGAAAACTAAAAGACATTGGCATTAGAAAAGTTAAAGATGACAAAGGCGAGTTTATAACAGACGCAAATGGTATAATTTATCAAGCAAACGATTCAATATTAGTTAATACTTTAAAAAATATAGAAAATGGTTTATCTCCAAAAGAAGCATTTTTATCAGCAAGAGCCCATGATTTAGGAATACCTCTTTTAGGATTTCAAGCTAGAGGTGCAACAAACTCAAGTAATCCATTACAACAAAGTGTAGATGAAACTAGGTTTGACGAGTTTTTACAAGGTAAATTTGGAGCTGATGCACAAAAATTAGCATTAGAAGTTAAATTAATACAAGAAGAAAATGCTTTAAGAGCTTTTACAAAAACACTTGGAATAACAGATGAAAATGTAACTAATGATTTAATTTCAAAATTTATAAAAGACCAAAAAGGTGGTAATACTCAATTTACAGAACAACTAGGGTTGTTTGTACAGAACAGTTTAAAAAACCAAAAAGATGGTTTAGAAAAACAAATAAAATTACAATATGATAAATTCATAGACGATAAATTACAGATAGTACCAAGAGAGTTTGAGAAATTATCTAGTAACATGGAAGCCTTTATAAAAGGTCAAACAGCTTTATCTGCCAAACAATTAAAAAACTTAAAAACAGATAATTACCTTTTAAAAATACACGAAATGACACAACAATATAGTAAAGATATGGTTGGTAAAAGTGGTGATTTTGTTAAAGGTTTTGATTTAAAGGGTGTTTTAAATTTTAGAACTAAGATACAAAATGTTTATAATCAAGTTCCAAAAGATGACACAGTACAACAAGCACAAGTTTTAAAATATTTTCATAAAGTAGATGAACACATAGACGGTTTATTTGACAGTCTAATGTATAAGCCATCTAGTAATATGACTGCAACAAAAATAGCTGATATAAAAGAAGCTAGACGTTTATACCATAAATTATACGATGATTTTGGGCCTGTTATATCAAGAGAAATGGGTAGCAAAAACAAATTAGATGACAACTTTATAAATAGAATAGTAAATGTAGATGACATGAGTCCTTTGGAAATAGGTTTTTGGTTTCAAAATAATAAAAACATGGGTTTGAGTGAAAGAGTTATTGGAACTGTAAACAAAATTAGAGGAATACTAAAGGATGACCCTGATGCTTTATTAAAATTTAATGATCTCATTAAAAAATCTACTTTAAGTGAAATTGCTTTTACAGCCGTAAAAGAAGGTGGGAAAGGTAATGTAAACAGAGTAGTAGTAGACCCTGATTTACTTAAATCAGCTATAGATAAATGGTCTAGTACTAAATCTTCTAGAGATATATTTGATAATATTTTTGGTATAGAATCTAAAAGTACCAAGCAAGATTTAAATACTTTATTAGAAGTTGTTTTAGCAACTAACAAACAAACTAATTTTAAAATATCTGAAGAAGTTATAGACACAGGTGCATCAGCGTTATTCAGAACTGGTTCTGTAAACGATATAGCACAATTATTTTCTTACAAACAAGCTGGACTAGAAGGTCTATACGCATATAAAGTTTTGACAAGAGATATTAAAGAAATTGGAGCAGTTGATTTTAAAAAATCTATAGATTTAGTTAAAGATAAACGTATAAAACCTACTTTTATAGGTAGTAGTATTAAACAAATAGAAGATACCTATACAGACCCTAGAGGACAATACAGCCCAACTAATTTAGACCCTATAATGCCAAATGTAGGCGGAAGTGATGTAGATGATGAAACTATAAATGAAATAATTGGAGGTAAATGATGATACCGATGGAATTAATTTCTATGTTAGGTTCTACCGTATTGGGTGGTGTTATGAGTATTTTAGCTCAGAAAGGGCAAGCTGAACAAGAAAAACAAAAAATGTTAATGCAACGTGCTGGGTTTGCCGCAAAACAAACTGACAAAGCAAGAGATGTTAAAGATGCCCATACTAAACACACTAGACGTTGGATTGCTTTAATGTGTGTATTTTCTATTATTGTTGTACCTATTATGGCGCCAATATTTACTGATGTTAATGTAATTTACCAAATAGTCACTGAAGCAGATAGTGGTTGGTGGATTTTTGGTTCTACTTATGAAACGTCTGTTTGGAAAGAAGGCAATTCAATTTTCATAACAAACCTACAATCACATACAATTTTTTCAATCATAGGATTATATTTTGGAGGCAGTTTGACACGTAAATAATTATGGCTAAAACTAAAAACATACCCACTAACAAAAAGTTATATTCAAGAGTAAAAGCAGAAGCTAAAAAAAAGTTTAAAGTTTACCCTTCAGCTTATGCAAACGCCTGGCTTGTAAGAACATACAAGAAAAGAGGTGGTGGTTACAGAAGTGGCTAGGGCTAGTGGTGGGCTTACCAAGTGGTTTAAAGATAAATGGGTAGATATAGGAGCTCCGAAGAAAAAAGGTAAATATCAACCTTGTGGCCGTTCTAAAGGTAGTAAACGTGGTTATCCTAAGTGTGTACCTTTATCTAAAGCAAAAAGTATGTCTAAATCACAAAAAAAATCTGCTGTTACAAGGAAAAGAGCTAAGAAACAAGGAGTAGGTGGTAAACCTACTAATGTTTCAACTTATGCAAAAAGAGGTAGAAAATAATGGTTTTAAAAAAATACCAAAACAAAACCGGTGGGTTAAACGAGGCTGGTAGAAAGTTTTTTAAAAGAACTACAGGAGCTAATCTTAAAAGACCTGTAACCGGCAAAGTTAAGCCAGGCTCTAAGGCGGCTAAACGAAGAGCTAGTTTTTGCGCAAGAATGAGTGGCGTTAAAGGCCCTATGAAAGACAGTAAAGGAAGACCAACTAGAAAAGCCCTAGCACTTAGGAAATGGCGATGTCGCAAATCATAGCAAAACAATGTTTCATAGTAATGATAGTAATTATATTAGCTTATGGTATAGCTGATGCTATTGGAGATGTTACTTCTAGTGGTAGTACGACAAACACTCAATCTAATAACGCAGGCTCGAATACTGCAATTACCGGTGGATATGAAAGTTCGACTACATATCAATCAGGCTCAAGTTCTAACACGACTACAAACAATGAAACGAATAACTCAACTAATACCAAAACCGCTGTTAATAGTTCATCAGCGCCTGCTATGAGCGTTTACGGGCAAGACAGTTGTGTTATACCTCTTGCGGCAGGCATAACTGTAATAGGTTTTAGTGGAACGTTTGGAAGTTATTATGTCGACCCAAATTGCGAGAGAAGAAAGTCTGTATCTGTATTAGCTAAACTTGGTATGAAAGTCGCAGCAATATCATTGATGTGTCAAGATAAAAACGTATGGCAAGCAATGATGGACGCAGGTACTCCATGCCCAATAGATGGCTTGATAGGTGAAAAAGCTAAAGAAAAATGGATTGAAAAACGCAAACAAGAATTAACAGGTGGTACTAAAACCAAACCTAGTATGACTTGGAATAAATGAGGATAATGTTATGAGTAAAGGCTCTAGACCAAGACCTATGGACAAAAAAAAGTTTAATGAAAACTTTAGTAAAATATTTAATAAACAAAAAAAACATGAAAATAATACTAATTTGCCTGTTACTAAGTAGTTGTGCTAAACACACAGTAACATTAGGGCCTATGACAATTTATGGGAGTAATGAACAAGAAATACCTGTTCCTAATAAACAATGAAATATTTAAGCCTTTTGTTATTCCCTTTTGTAGTATTTGCAGATACACAAATTACTAATAACTTGATTACAAACGGAACGTTTGAAAACAACAATACTACTGGTTGGACAACTAATGGTAATGTTCAGGTACTAGGTGACTGTTGTGGTAGTAATTACGATTTAGAGTTTGGAGATAGTGGTAGTATAGAACAATCATTTAATCTTACATCTGATGTAATAACCCAACCTATGTTGAACAACGGTATTACCTTGAATTCAAGTGTACAAGTACAGAATGGTGAATGTGGTATATCAGGTTGTTGGGGAGGTCAAGGAGAAGCAGATACCTTTACAATACGTTTACAAATTAGAGATTCAGATAGTAATGTATTAGCTACTACAACACAGGAGAGAACTAATGTTACAGGAATTAATGGCAAAGATTTTACAGATAGTGTCTCGTATTCAGGTGTTGGTAGCAACATTGGAAATATTTTTCTTAGTGGTAGTGACGCTAATAGCCCTGCTAATCTTGGCGGGCCTAATTTGGATAATATTTCTGTAACAATGTCTTATGATGATGAGGTGTTGTCAGCAATACAAACATCACATATAACAACCACTTTTCAAGAAATAGAAGAAGTATTATCTACAGAAATAGAAACAGTAGAGTTTATACCAATAGAAGAATTTACTTTTGAGGCATATGAAGAACCAGTTATTCAAATAATTGAAGAAATATATATTGAAGAAATAGCTATGGAAGAAATCAACACAGGAATTGTTGAAATATTTACAATAGCTATTGAAGAAGAAATTATACCTATGGAGGTAGCATATGAAAAACCAACGACCATCGAAGCGTTCACAACAGAAATCAAAGGTTTTGAAGAAAGAATTGAAACAACAGAAAGTTTTAACAACACGCCAACAAGCGAAGTTATACAAGAGTTCTTTGAAGAACGGGAGACCCTCATCGAAACCCCTAACTCTAGCAGAGAAATTGAGCGAGAGCCTACACAACAAGAAATTGGAAGAGGAGAAGAAACTAGCACAATCGTACAAACTGAAACAGGAACAGGAAATGCAACAACACCAAGAAAAAACGAAGAAAGAGTTTCTACAGAGCCTAGAGAAGAAAGCACAGTCGCAGAAAACACACCTGAAGCTGTGGAGGAAACTGAAAACAATACTCCTAAACCTGAAAAAGAAACTACTGTTGCTACTGAAGAAGTAGATGAGGTTATCGGAGAAGGAGAAACAACAGATAGTGAATCAGGAAATGGAAGAACTGAAACAGTTGCTGAAAGAGAAGAAACCATCGAAAGCAGAGATACGGAGGTGGAAGAAAGCAGGGATAGTGGAAACACTACACTCAATACTAAAGTTATTTCAGTAGAATCTATAGAAAAGAAAGTCAACGAAACTCTAAAACGAGTTGACCAAAGACTAATTGCTACTTCCCTCATTGTAGCTAGGGCTATGGAAAGCCCCATTTCTATAGAGAATTATGGAAACACAAACAACGATATATTTAATAATCAACTAAATATTAATGGAGGTGATTATTTTGAAACAAGAAACTATATTGACAATCGAAATATATATGCTCAAAGTCAAGTCATTTATCAAGACAAAGTTACGAAACATAATGAAAATTTACAAAAAACTATAGATGAAACAATTAGAGCAGAAGAACATTTAAGGAGGATACGTGGATATTAAAGTAATAACAGGAGCTGTAGGTCTAGTAATAACTTTAGGTGGATTATTCGTTTATCAGGGACAATTAATCCAACGAGTAGAAGTATTAGAAGCTAAACAAACAGTAGATATTAAACCCTTGACAGCAGAAATTGCTATCAACAAAGCAGAAATAGCAGTATTAAATGCTAAAGTTGATGAAATAAAAGCTAGGTCAGACAACCCTCTAAGTCAATAATTATGCCAAAAAAAATAGATGTAGAAAAAGAACAAGCATTTGTAGATTATTTTACTGAAGGCTCAACACAGGGAAATGCAACTAAATCTGCTGAAAAAGCAGGTTGGAATAAAACTCCTGCGCAAATGGGTGCTTATTTAAAAAGAAAATTATCTGCAGAAATAAGACAAAAAAATGAAGAACGTATATTGGCAACATCAAGTCCAGCTATATCCGTTTTACAAGATTTGTTACATTCTGACCAAGATGCAGTAAAATTAAAAGCAGCCCAAGCTATATTAGATTTATCTAACTATTCATCACAAAACATTAATTTAGTGGTAGATAACGTAAACAGTAAAACAGATAAAGAATTGTTAGATGAGTTAAATACGTTGTTAGACAACAACCCAATACTTAAAAAACAAAAAGATATTACTAACAAAAAAGTAAGTATAATAAACACCAAAAGTAAAAACAAAGAACTTTTAAATTAAATATTCATTATTAATTTATTAAGGCGAAGATTTGGTGGCATTTATTTAGTCTTCATTAAGTGTACTTGTCATGACATTACCATTACACACCTTATTAATTTATTTTATTCAGGAAACTTAAAGTTATAATTAGCTACATAAGTATCTAAAAAATTTACTTTATTTTCTTCTGTAAACACTAGAGTTGGGTCTTCTTCTAGTTTTTTTCTTCTGTATTCATGCCAGTTTCTTATAGCTTGTTCACTACAATTATACCGGTTTTGTTCTATTTCTATATCAACTTCTCTTAGTTTATCCTCAAACTCAACAAATTTTTCCATAGCTTCACTCTTTACTCTTCCCATGTTTTTCTCCTATGTTGTCTTCTATAAACATATTTACTTGTTTTAATGCTAATTTTAAACTTATCTCTTCATCTTTTTCAAAATTATTTAACCATTTTACAAAATCATCTTTTGATTTTAACAAATACATCTTTTTTATTTTTTTAATTGTTATTAAAGTATCTAACATATTTAATCATCAAATGGGCTATCACTACAATCGATTTCTTTTTCTTCTTTTGTAGCATTATTTTTAATTAATTTTTCTAATTCATGTAATCTTTCTAGTTTTTTCTTTTGCATTTTGTATCTTTTTTGATTACGTTTTTTAAATAATGTAATTTTGTTTAAATAATAATCATGTTTTTCCTGTTTGAGTTTTAATAATTCATCAGGTTTTAATTTTTTTAATTTTAATAATCTTTGTTTTTTAAGTTTTGTTGCATTTTTTTTATAGTACAATTTGTTGTACAAAGCTCTACTTAAAGTTGTTTTTTTATCCATGTTTTACCTTGCAATTCTATTGTTTACCCATTGTTGTTCAAACTCTTTTTTTTCCTCTGTTGAAAAAATTTGATGTGTTAAACCATGTTTTTCCCTTGTTTTGTTTATATCAATTATGTATTTCTGCCAATCTATCATTAATGTATCTTGGTTTTCTTCTATGTAATCTCTATAAGACGTCATCAATAAACCCCTCACTTTGTTGCATTTTTTGTGCAACTGTTTGATTTTGTTGGTTATTTTTGTTGTTAGGTGTATAACTTCCGTCTTTAACAAATGCTTTTTTAATTTGTAACGTAAAGTACAACTTACCATTATCGTCTTTTCCTACCCAAAAATTCCATGTATAGTCTTGATTAGGAGCTAAACCCTCCGGTAACATAAACTTGCTGTTACTACCAAATGGTCTAATTCTTATTTTTTCTAGCTCATCAGGGGTTATATTAGGGTTTTTTAAATAAGCTTCATCTTTCTTGTCTTTCAACAACAATGAAGATTTATCTATAATGCTTTCACATTCTTGATTATATTCTTCGTTAGGGAATATTCTTATGTTTATATTTTTCATTTTATTTTTACCTCAAATAATTTTTCATAAGTTTCGTATTTTCCACCATATCTCTTAGGTTTTGGGTCTATATCTCCACCGTTTAACAAACAATTACTAAACTCTTTAAGTAGGTTTAACAAGTGTTCTTCAAACTTTTCATCAGGAAATATTTCCCATACCCTAAATACATTAGGTGTCCATTCACATAACTGGGTTTTTTCTATTGGATAACCGTTATGTTTTAATACTAGTTGTTGTCCAAATATCTGTGGTAATCTTGTTTTATCAAAATCATCTTTTAATTTACCACCTTCGTTTGGACATTTTATTTCAATAATAGTTTTTTCATCATCAGAAAGTCCGTCAGGTTTAGATGAAAGCGCTACAGTTGTTTCATCGTTTTTATCAAAATCTTCTAACAAAAAATCTTTTTGGTCATCTAGTGTAAATTTTGGGTATTTACCATTACTACACCTAATTAACCAGTTAGAAACCCCATCTATCTCATGTTCAGACCCCCAATTCATACGATTTTTAGCAAAATCATTAAATTCAGGTGTAAGACTAGGGTTTTTGGTTTGTAATAACATATCGCAACGATTTGTGTACTTACCAAATGCTATATTAATAAATTGTGAACTATGAAGTTCGTATCGCTTTTGCGAGTTGGGTTGGGCTTGTTTTTTCATTTATTTTATCCTCTTTAAATAGTGTTTCAAACACTTGTTTCTTGTCTTTTTTCTTTGCTTGTTCTAGTTTTAGTAAATCTTTGTCAATAACATTTACTTCTACTGTTTTGTCTTCATCAGGTAAGTCTTCGCCACGATAAATGTACAAAGCTAACCCAAACATAGCAATACATTTAACCAAACATCTCATTTTAGCTGTATTAACTTGCCATGAATTAGGGTTTGCTATGGGTTTATTAGCGTAATTCATTACCGGTAGGGACATTTCTCTACTATTGCCTTCAATATCTACAACACAAATAACTTCTTCTGTACCGTCAGGGTACTTGATTCTAGGTAGATATTTGTATGTTGCTTGGGGATAGTACCTCATTAGTATATCCCACCCACTAGCCCATGATAAATAGGTTAATTGGGTGTTTTCACCTTTTGTGTCGGTGTATTCGTTTACATTAACACGACTTAGTGTATCCCATATCTCAGCAAATTCTGTCTTGTTTTCCATATTTTGCCTCTTGTTTTAGTGGTGGTAAGGTAATATCTATTATTACAAAAGAGGAAAACCCTACCACCGTTGCTCTCATCTCTAACTACATTAGTAGTGATAAAGAACTTAACATAAAAAAATAATTATTTAAAGAGATATTTACACAATAAAAGAGTGGACATGAAATAATTAATTATGTATGGTGATGTTATAATTAAATATATATAGATATATAATTACATATATATATAAATATAATTATAAGGAAAGTGTATGACTAAACAAGAATTTAAGCAAATCATTGGTTTGTTTGACAAAACGTACCCTAAACAAGTACCACTAACAACAGAGCAACAGGGGGTTTTTTGGATGTCTTTGCAAAGATACACAAAAGAACAAGTGTTCCTCGCATTTATATCACACACAGAAGACAAAGAATTTGGTATATGGAAACCCCAAGTACCAGTTAATATTACTAAATTTCTTGCAAACACTGATTTGGAAATAAAATCAAAGTTTCAAGCATTCTTTCAACACAAAGAAGTTAAAGACGACTTAGCTGTTAAACTATACAAGCAAATGGGTGGTAGTAAATTGAGTAGAATTACACAGAAAGAGTACATTATAAAAGAAAAAGAATTTGTTGAAATGTATAAATTAAGTAAACACAGGGAACACTACCAGTTATTGACTAACGACCAAAAAAACAAATTATTTATGGATTAAACAATGAAAACACACGATGAACTTAAACAACAAAACGAAGAATATATAAAAAATTTATTAAACAAAGTAAATACTTGCCCAATCTCACTAGGAGAAGAAGAAATAGAAAAGGTAATACATAACATTTTTGTTTTTTACGAAAAAAAAGCGACATGGCAACAAACATTATCTAGGTTGGAAAAACTACAGAAACAAAAAGAATTACAAGAATACACCAAATTAGGTAAAGAATACGGTACAAACAAAGACAGGGAAGTCAAAGCCAAATTATCTAAAGAAGTAATAGATTTAGACGTTGAAATTAATCATGCCAGTTATATGGTTGAGGTATTTAAAGGTCTAATTACACAAACGGAAATTGCATGTCAAATGTATAGAACACATCAGGCAAGCAATAGAAGTCAATTAACAACTTATTCTAGTCTAGGATAGGAGAACACATGAAAAACAAGACATCAAAAATAAAACAAATAGAATCACATTTAAAAAAATACAAAAAAATAACTAGTTGGGAAGCTATAACAAAGTATAAAGCCACAAGGTTATCTAGTATTATTTTTACCCTTAAAGAAAGAGGTTTAAATATTAAAAGTATTAGAACACACGGTGATGATGGCGTACATTTTGCAACATACCGTTTAGTATAATTTTGTCTAAAAAAAACCACAACAAAAGACAACACAAAAAAGAAATGTCTAAAATGGCTGAGTTTGGTTGTTTCATTTGTAAAAAATACTATGGAATAACCAATACTCACGATGTAACTATACACCATTTACGAACAGGTGTAGGCATGGGACAACGAAATCATGACCAATTTATTTGTTTATGTGTAAAACACCATATGTTTGGGCCTGAAGCTATACACGGTATAGGAAAAAAGGCATGGGAAAAAAAATTTGAGTCAGAAATATCATTGTTAGAATGGTATAAAAAACAAGAATCAGAACGGTATTTAGAATGGGATGAATATGGAGATAAACAAAGTGGTTTTGTAAATGAATTTGGAGATAAAGACAAATGAAAGATGTTAAAACACAAAGTTTATTCGTTGAAAAAAACAGACCGGTTATAAATGTATCTAAAGAAATACAATATTTAACAAAATATGCTAACGAAGAAAAAATCCCTATACTGTATCATGAAGATTTTGCTAAATTAACCAACGAAATTGGGGTTGATAAATTTAGAAAAGATTTATCTCAGTATATTTACGAAGTAAGACCACCATACCCAACACAAGATATAACAATGGAAGATGTTGCAAAAACATTTTTCAGTTTAAAAGATACCTATACTTACCAATATACAAAACCCCAAGAAGATATTATAAAAAATGTAAACGAAAAACATGATGACTATAAATATCCTTATAAAACACACGGTTTAGGTATTATAGATACATCAGGTACACACAACGCTGTAAGTAATTATTACCACCAATTACTTAGACTTAATTGTCCAAGCGCCAGAGGTAAAGCAGTTGCAAATACATGGTCTGAGGGTACTGCTAACGATATATGGAGATGTTTGAAAGCATGTTGGGGTGGCATAAACAACATGAAAGAAGTAGAAATAAACGGTGTAAAACAAAGAATGGGTGGTGCTTTAACAAAAGATGCTTACAGAAGTACGTTTAGGTTGGGTAGTTTTATTGCAACACAATTTAAACCGTTAGTTGCAAAAACTATATACACCATGACTAAAGCAGAAAAAGTATTAGACACAAGTTGTGGTTGGGGCGACAGGTTAGCAGGTTTTTATACATCTAATGCAAAAGAATACATAGGTTCAGACCCAAACCCATTTACATTTTTAAAATACATACAACAAACTAAAGATTATGAAAAATTTTTAGGTAACAATAACCCTGATTTACATATAGAAGAAAACTTTTTTCATTGTAATGGTGTTAAAAAAGTAACAATTTACAGGTCTGGCGCTGAAAACTTGCCATGGCAAGATATAAAAAACATAGATTGCTCGTTTACTAGTCCACCATATTTTTCAACAGAAAAGTATAACGAGGGTGGCGACAAAGAAGAAGACCAATCATGGAAAAAATTTGTAACATTTGATGATTGGTTGTATAAGTTTTTTATGCCAGTAAGTATAAATTGTTTTAACAGTTTGTCAGATAAAGGTCATTTGCTTATAAACATTATAGACCCAACTATTAAAAGTAAACGTTATCGTTGTTGTGATGTTATTGTTGATGAATTGTTAGACTCTTATAAAGGTATAGTTGGTATGACTATGGCACAAAGACCGTTAAAACGCACAGCTATACAACGTAAAAACAACGAAAAAGGGTTAAACGAAAATTTGGCTTTAATGGATGATGATAATAAACTATTAGCACATTACATAGAAAATATATGGTGTTTTGGTAAAAACAATATAGATTATTTTGAAGATTATAAAACAGAACGCGATAGACAAGGGAGTTTGTTTTGAAAAAAAATTATTATTGTTATAGAGCAACAGTTGTATTTAGTGGCGCTGTTGGGGCAACATCAGAAAAAGATGCTATAAACAAGGTAGTCAAAGAAAGTGAAAGATTACCTGAAACTGTTTCATTTACACACAAAGAAGTCAAAGTAAGAAAATTACAAAAAAAACCAGAGGTTGGCTTATATCACGACCCAAAATATGAATTATGAATATATTAAAATGGACGAGCTCAATAATACTTTCAAGTGGTTTATGTTTAACAGCTTTAAATATATACCCTTTAAACCTTTATGTTCAATTTGTTGGCGTTATGGGTTGGGTTTATGTTGGCGTTTTATGGGAAGATTACTCTATAATTTTTATTAACGTTGTTGGTATAATAATACTAGGAAGTGGAATAATTTATTCGTGGTGATTTATGAATGTTGAATTATTAAAATTATTGTTGCCAAGCTCACCTGTATTAGAAGTTACCGGACAATCACATAACTGTATGACATCTGAAGATGTAAATACTTTAATGGGATATAGTGGCTTAACTGAAACAGAATATATGTTCGTTATTAATAAATATTTGGACAGTGAACAAGGTTTAAATAGTAAATTTTACAAAATTATAAAACAAGAAATATTAGAGCTGTTAGATAACAAAAATATTCTAAAACGTAACAAAGTACATTATACGAACAAAACTCCTATAAAAATAGGTAAATTATTAAAAATGGCAATTATAGAGGTTACTGTTGATAAATGTTTTGTTTGTTCCGGTACTGGTTTTTTAATAAATTTAAACAACATAAGCACATGTCCACATTGTAAAAACGGTATATTCAATTATACAGATGATGTAAGAAAAAATATTTTGAAAGTGAAGACTAACGATTACTTAAAATTTAAAAAAATATATTTAGAAATATTAGATTACGTTAAAAATTTAGAAATATCAGCGTTAGACAAATTAGATAAGATGAAAATTTAGAAAAAAAAACCCCTCACTAAATTAATAATGAGGGGGGAGGAAAAACTAGTTTTAACTAGTTATTTCAATGTTTGTTCGCAAACCGGACAATCAGTTGTATCTTCTGTTTTCCAAACAGACGGTATAGGTACTACTATATATTGTCTTTTCGGATACAATTTCTGTTGAGCATTTTTCAAATCAATAGTGTCATCTTCGTTCTCATAAGTGTCACTTGACGCTGTCAAAATGCTACCGGTTGTTTCGCTTATATATACTAATCCATATTTCATGTTTTACCTCTTGTTTTAAAATGTTAATTGTTGATGAGGTTTTGCTACTAAATAACCAACCGAACACACAATGTTTCCAGTTTGTTTTTCTATTTTGGAGCTTACCTCGTTTACTTTACCTATTTTTTCATAATCATCGTTTGGTAAATTAACTTTACCTGACGGATAATCATGACATTTGTGTGCGTAAGATTTAGCGTCATCTTCATTACTAAATGTTTTTACTAGAAAATATCTATAAAAATACCCAGCAACATCTTTTTCTTTGCAATAATCTCTGCGCATTACATCAAAGCATTGTTTCATGTTTACCTCCTTTGTTGTAAAAGACGCCCGAAGGCGTTTCGGATAATTAATCCTCGTCAGTTTTACTCTTTATTTTTTCGCCCCATATATGAATTTTAGGGTGTAATCTACATTCTTTATTTTTTTTCTTTATATATTTAATAAATTCCATGAACGGAACTATCAACATACCCAACAAACAACCTAGCATTACCACGAAACCAAAATAAAACTCCATTTGTAAAAAGAAACCTAATCCGTCTGAAATAGTATTTGATAATCCAGCAGAAATAATTCCCAACAAAAAGGCTGATACTATGGTTTTAAAGTATTTTTCTATATATACCTCTAAACAAAGATAAGTAAAATAGAAAGCTATACACAATACAAGATTGTCTATTATACCAAAAATTAAAATTGTTAATGTATTCATATTTTCCTCCTGTTGCAATAGACCCCTGAAAGAGTTTCATGTTTTCAGGGGTTTCGAGTATTTAACTCTCATCAGTATTACTTATTTAACTGTTATTTTGAAAGAATAAGTATCTTTAAAAAAATTTGCTAAATGTTTAGCGCTTTTACCTATAAAAGATACATTATTAACATTGTATTTAATGTCATGTATTCCGTTTTTAACAATACCTTCAACGCCACTATTTTCTCCAAAATCAGCGACCCAACCTGTTATTTTTCTAACAACTTTATCTTTTGAGTGTACAGTATATCTTTTCATATTATTTTCCTCCTTTTGTAATAGACCTAATCAATAAGATTAGGTTTCGGGTATCTAACCCTCATCAGTATTACTTTATTTACATTTCACCCCAATTACTAGAACTCAACCAATCATCATCTGCTTTTTGGTTTCGGTCTTGTTGTTGAAGTTGTTTTTGTAATTTTTTATTGTTCAAGCATTTATCACATAATAAGCGGTCTCCGTGAATACTTGTGCTACCACAAGGCACTTGAACCTCTTTTACGTCATAACCTTTTTCTATAACTTGAATTACTTTGTTTTCGCAAGTCATTATATTTCCTCCTATTGTAATAGACCCAATCAATAAGATTGGGTTTCGGATATTGAATCCTCATCAGTATTACTTTTGTCTAGAATTACCTAATTCTATCATATGTACCTAATTCATCAGAATTACCTACACATTCTATATATTCGTTTTTATCTGCTTTAGCGCTTACAAACTCGTTGAAATAGGTATCACGTGCAACTTCTACTGCTTTTTCTTTAGCCTCTTTTTTGTTGTGTGCATTTACTTCAACTTGAAGTCTAAGTACGACATCAACATCTAAATAATATACTTTTAATTTTGACATTTTATTTTCCTCCTGTTGTAATATACACCCAAATAAATTGGGTGTTTCGGATATTAAATCCTCGTCAGTATTACTATAGTCTATATTGTTGTCTACTTCCTACCGAAGTCAACTGTAATATTTCAACTTTACGATTTTTTGGGTTATATAATGCAGTTTTAATAACTACATCATCAACCAAAAACTCATATTTTACATATTCAGTTTCAGTTGTTTCACATCTAAAAACAGTTTTTTTAGTTTCTGTTTTAACAAAATCAAAAGAATTACTCGCACTAGTACCAATTTTAATATCGGTAGTAGTATATTCTCTTGTTCCGTATGATTTAGAACTGTTATAATTTGGCGCATCTACAACGCACCATATTGGATATGATCTCATATTTTCCTCCTTTTTGTAATATACGGTATTGGTTAAATGTGTTTTTGTTGCTCGTGGGTTCGTACGCCCCAGTCTTAGTCTACATCAAATACCCAACACCGTTTCGGTTACTAAAACCTCATCAGTATTACTTATGCGCCTTCTATTTCGTATGTTTTGTGCATTTCCAGTCTACTAATAATAATATGTTCAAAATCACCTTCTGCAATATTAATTACATTTATATTTTCGTAAACATTTAAATCGTCAACCAACTCAACGCCTTCTTTTGTTAATAAATAAAAAAATTCACTCATTAAGGTTGAATGTACTTTTTCACCGTTTACATCTACAAACCAATTATTTAATTTGTGTCCGTTTTTGTTAATTGTTTTAAATACTGTAACTTCACTTAAATTTATTTTTTGCATTTTTTCCTCCTTTGTTGCCGTTTCATACTTTTGTAATCATCAGTTACGGTTACACCGTAAAACGTACATACAGGGGGTTATAATGAATATACAAAATAACCCCACCAATTAAGGAGGAGGAATATTACCTTTACAGGTCAATTAAAAACACTAACAAATGTTAATGTTTCACGTGTTCCGTTTTATTAACTCTCTGGCTTTATTATCGGAAAATACTAGGTGTTGGAAACCTCTGTACAGTACCTATGGATGTTACCTTTTTATTAAATTAAGTCCGGTTTTAATGTTTACCAATAAGTCTATATTTGTTTCCCATTTTTTTAAATTTCGCCCAAACTAACAAATGTTGGGTGGAGTTAAATATCTGTTAATACTTAAAGGTACTGTTAAACGTTACTCAAACGGATTGCCGGTTGGTAGGTGTACCTAGTTTCTTGTTGGCTTGTGGTAGTTGAAACTCTAAAACATTATTCTACCAAGTGGTTAATTCCATATATAGTAAATTAATACTACCCACTAAAGATACTGTATACCCAAATAATACAAATTACAAGAAATAATTAATTAATTAAGTAATTATTTTCATTATAGGTATTAAACAAAAACCAATACCTATTAAATTTCCCGAAGACCTATATATACCGTGTATTTTTATTACTTATATGTAAGGGGAGAGTATATATATTATTATATAATTATAAGGTTATATGGGTGGTATTATGGGTTTAAAAGACGTACTTCTTCCCACACTATAACGTTAAATAAAAGTTTAATAATACCTTATGGGTTGTAATTACAAGGGTTTAAATAATAACCATTACTTATTAGGTTAATTGGTTTATTAGTTTATTATAATATAAGGTTATCTGTAGTTAGTTTATTATAATATTATTAAATACCCATTAACCCCCTTTACGAATCCATTAGTTTGAGGTCGTCCAGTTCACTTATTATTCTCAGAAATAAAGTTCATCTACTACTACCATTACCATACACACACAAATAACCTTATATCAGGGCGAATAACACCCTTTTTCACGTGTTTTCGGCGAATAATGTACATTGGTACTTGTAAACAATTTTGAAAAAGTATTATAATGGAGATGACCCACCCTGCTTTGTAATTACGATATGGACAAAAATAAAAGAGTAAACGAAATACTAAAAACCCTCAAAAAACGGACAGAGGAGAATAAGTTAAATTATTACGAGCCTTACAGGTTTCAAAAAAACTTCCACGAAACCGGATTGGAGGCGAATCAACGTTTATTAATGGCTGCCAATAGGGTTGGTAAAAGTTATGTTGGAGCTATGGAAATGGCTATACACTCTACCGGATTATACCCTAAATGGTGGAAAGGGAGAAGATTTGATAAACCTATACGGGCTTGGGTTTGTGGAGCGAGCAATGAAACTACACGAGATATTTGTCAAAGGGAGTTATTTGGACAACCTGATAATCCTAATGACAAAGGAAAAGGTAGTATTCCCAAGCATTTATTAGGTGATTTTGTAAGAAAGCCTGGAGTACCAAATGCTTTTTCATCAGTTATGGTTAAACACATTACAGGTGGTTGGTCAAGAATTGCGTTTAAAGCGTATGAAATGGGTGCAGAAAAATTTATGGGAGAGTCTATAGATTTAGTGTGGTTAGACGAAGAACCATCACAAGATATATACTCACAATGTATTACTCGTACCCTAGATAGACAAGGACAAGTTTATTTAACGTTTACGCCTGAATCAGGTATGACAGAAGTAGTACAAAACTTTACATCCAACTTAAAACCTAAACAAGCTCTAATAACAGCTGGTTGGGAAGACGCAAGTCATTTAACAGATGACATGAAAGAACAAATACTTTCAGCGTTACCACCACACGAAAGAGAGTTGAGAAGTAAAGGGATTCCAATGATTGGCTCTGGATTGGTATTTCCTATAGATGAGGATACCCTGACCTGCGACCCGTTCATCATACCCTCGCACTTTCCGAGAATCGCAGGTCTAGATTTTGGTTACGACCACCCTACAGCAGTAGTTTGGGTTGCGTGGGATAGAGATAAGGATATTGTATATGTTTACGATTGTTACCGAGAATCTAAACAAACACCTGATTACCATGCATCACACATAAATAGTCGTGAAGGTAGCCATTTCATACCAATTTCGTGGCCTCATGACGGATATCAACACGATAAAGGGAGTGGTATAACACTTGCAGAACAATACCGTACAGCTCGTGTAAATATGTTACCATTTCATTTTGAGAATCCGCCAGCTTTGGGTGAGAAAAAAGGTGGTAACTCGGTTGAAGCTGGGTTAATGGAAATGTTGACTAGAATGGAACAGGGTAAATTTAGAGTATTTAATACAATGTATGATTGGTTTGAAGAATACAGAATGTATCACAGGAAAGATGGTAAATTGGTTAAATTAAAAGATGATTTAATGGCGGCAACACGTTACGCTGTTATGAGTTTAAGGCATGCAGATGTTGAAACATCTAGATGGCATAAAAAAGGTCGATTAGGCCCTAAAGTAGCAATAGTATAGGAGTATAAAATGGCAACATTAGAAGATTTTAAAAATAAAATAGCTAAAATAAGAGGGAAGACTAAAGATAGGCTCAATAATCTTGAAAATTTAAGAAATTTTTCAGGAGCTATATCTGATAGAGAAAAAAGTTTAATTAAAGAACAAGAAACATTTGTTGGTGGTGGAAAAGCTGACACTAAAGATAAAAGAACAAAATTTAAAAAACTAGCAGATAGTATTTTTTACGATTAAAACAAAGGAATATAATGGCTAAAACCAAAAAAATGAGTAATGATGAACTAGCTTCACGTTTAGAAAGCGAAGTTCAAAATGCAACCGGACACATGAATAGTGAGCTTTCAGGGCAACGTGAAGATTCTATGAAATACTATTTAGGTGAAAAGTTTGGTAACGAAATAGACGGAAGGTCTGAGATTGTTACTACTGATGTAAGAGATACAATAGAGTATATAATGCCATCGTTGATGAGAATATTTACTACACACAACAATGTAGCAGAGTTTGAGCCTGAAGGCCCTGAAGATGTTGAAATGGCGCAACAAGCAACAGACTATGTAAACTATGTTTTTAATAAGCAAAACAACGGTTTCAAAGTTTTATATGATGTGTTTAAAGATGCTTTAATTAGTAAAACAGGTGTTGTTAAACATTTTTGGGAAGAAAAAGTAGAATCTAAAACAGAAACATACACAAATTTAACAGAAATAGAATATCAGGCAATATTAGCCAACGATGATTTAAAAATATTAGAAAAAACAGAAAATTTACAACAAAAAGAAACTCAAGATGAAATGGGTAATGTTATACCTGCTATTTACACCTATGACTGTGTTGTACAACGTATAAAAATTAACGGACAAGTAAAAATATTATCAGTTCCACCTGAAGAATTTTTAATATCTAGAAGGGCAACGAGTATAGAATCTGCACAATTCGTTTGTCATAGAGTAAAAAAATCTGTAACTGATTTAATTTTAGAAGGATATGATGAGAAAGTAATAGAAAACTTACCTACATATAACAGTAGTCAAGCAGAATACGATGAAGAAAGACTAGCAAGATATAGTTATGACGATGATTCTATACCCCCTGACGAAGGCGAAGGAGCAACTAGACAAATATGGTTAGATGAATGTTATACAAGAATAGATTATGATGGAGATGGTATAGCAGAATTAAGAAAAATTACCAAAGGTGGTAATATAATACTAGATAATGTCGAAATAGACATGATTCCTTTTTCAACAATTTGTCCACTCCCTATACCTCATAAATTTTATGGTATGTCTGTAGCAGATACAGTAAAAGATATACAATTGATAAAATCTACAATAATGAGAAACTTGTTAGATAATATGTATTTAACAAATAATGCTAGATACGCTGTATTAGCTGGTCAAGTAGAATTAGATGATTTACTCACATCTAAGCCAGGTGGTATTGTTAGAATGAGAGCTCCAAACGCAGTAACACCCTTACCAACACCTTCTATACAACCATACGCATTCCAGATGGTACAGTATTTAGATAGCGTAAGAGAAGAAAGAAGTGGAGTATCTAAAATGACACAAGGGTTAAACCCTGATGTACTTACTTCTCATGTAACATCAGGAGCTATTTCTGCTGCAACAGAATCTTCTATGCAGAGAATAGAGTTAATTGCTCGTATATTTGCAGAAACAGGTATTAAAGATTTATTTAGAAACATTTATTCGTTAATTCAAAGATATGAAGATAGGGAGAAAGTCTTCTATTTACGAAATAAATTTGTACCAGTAGATGTTTCACGTTGGAAAGAAAAGTTAAATTGTAGTGTAAACGTTGGGATAGGTAGTGGTAGCCAACAAACAAAAATACAATCTATGTCTAGTATTATGACTATAATACAAAGTCTAGTACAACAAGGTGGTATGGGAACGTTAGTATCACCACAAAATATATACAATGCAGTAACAGAATTTATAGAAACTGCTGGTTTTAAAAACGCAGACCAATTTGTTTCTAATCCTGCTAATATGCCACCTAAACAACCAAAACCTAGTATAGATGAAAAAATACAAGCGCAAAAATCACAATTAGAAATGCAAAAACTACAACTACAAGCTAAAGAATTAGAAATAGATACACAGTTAAAAGCACAAGAAGTTAGTATTAAGAAACAGGAATCTGAAATTAATTTAGCAATTAAATCACAAGAATTAATGTTGAAAAAACAACAAATGAAAATAAATGAAGCTGAACTGGCTTTGGAAGCAACTCAAAAAAGACCAATAGGAATAGGTAAAACATGAAAATATATAAAGATTTTCCAGTATATGGCGGATTACCACCAAGAGAATACTCAAAAACATTATCAAAAACTATAAAAATGTTAGAAAAAAGAGGAGTATCAGAAAGAAATGCTTTAAAAATCGCTAAAAACAATACTAAAAAGACTTATTTGTTACCATTAGCATGAAAGATTTAAACGAATTAAATATAGAAATAGAGTTAATTAAAAAAGATATTAATGATATAAAAAACAATCACTTACAGCATATTGAAAGAGATATGAGAGATGTAAAGATTGAGGTTTTTAGATTTAAATATGTTGTTTGGGGAGCTTTAGTTATATTTATATTAATGACAGATAAATTTACACAATTACTAAAACTTTTATAGGAGAAACATTATGTGTCCAATGGGAAAAGGAACTTACGGTAGTAAAGTAGGAAGACCAAAGAAAAAAAATAAGAAAAAAGACAAGAAAAAGAAAAAATAATTGAATAACACACAATTACAACAACTTATGTTGAAATATAGAATTTCAGTAAATGAGTTATCTTTATATACCGGTATGAAACATAACGATATTAAGGGATATCTTGCTGGGAGAAAAACGATACCTGATAATTTATCAGATCGAATCAAACAGATAGGAGAAAAAAATGACAACAGATAACAACGAGAAGATAAAGACTGGCGAAGAAGCGCAAAACGTTTTAGAGAGTCCTGTAGTGGTAGGAGCATTTAATCAAATTTTGAATGCAGGTTACCAAGCATGGATTTCTACTGAACCCAGCGATACTAAAACTAGAGAAAGTCTTTATTACCAACAAAGAGCAACGTTGGAGTTTAAGCAAACACTTATATCTACTGTAGATAATGGTAAAATTGCTAAAAACGAAATAAGGGAGGGTAAAAATGAGTAAAGGTACTATACCCACTAAACAAAGTAATGTTGGAGGAATTCCTGTAACTGACCTTTCGTCAGCACAGGCTGCTATTTTAGCTTCACAGAAACCTAAAGAGGAGACATCTAATGAAGTTGAGGTACAAACAGAAGTAGAGGATAATACTTCTGAACAGGTAATGGAAAACACCGAATCAGTTGAGCAAATAGAAGACACACCACAAATGGAAACAAATGAGGCTCTTCTTAATGACAATTTAGTTGAAGATGTACAAACAGAAACTCAAGAGGAACAACCAACTTACACCGTCAATCTAGACGGCAACGAAAGTGAAGTCACCCTCGATGAGTTAAAGAGAGGATATTATAGACACGCTGATTACACTAAAAAAACCATGTCTTTGTCAGACGAGAAAAAAGAACTTAATTCAGAGTTAGATAAAACTCGTTTAGAAAGACAAAATTATTTAAACGCACTTGAGACATACAATTCACAAACGAATGGAGAGTTAAAGGAACTTGAAAGGACTAACTGGACTGACCTTGAGATTAATGACCGCGATACTTTTTTACAAAAAAAAGGTAGATATTTAGAGTTAAAAGAAAATCAAACTAAAGCAGAGTTAGAAAAGAAAGAGTTGTTAGAAAAAACAACTTTGGAAAATCAAACTAAAATGAAAGAGTTGATTAAAGAAAACCAAAGTATTCTTGCAAGAGAATTACCTATTATAAACGACCCTCAAAAAGGCCCTACTATAAAAAGAGCCATTAAAACTTTTGGGTTAAATCAAGGTTTTTCACAACAAGAAATGGATAATATCTTTGATGCAAAAAGTGTTTTAGTTTTATATAAAGCTATGCAGTTTGATAACTTACAAAACACTAAAATATCTAACAAAAAAAGTAAAAATGTACCTAAAGTAACTAAGCCAGGCACTGGCGTTACTCGTGGAGATATTAGTAGCGAGAAAGTAATGAAACAAAAAGCTAGATTAAGAAGAACTGGTAAATTAGATGATGCGGCAGCATTAATAAAAGCTACAATGTCTTAATCTTTAAATTAACTTTAAACACAGAGGTGTAATTAAAAATGGCACAATTAACAAATACATTTGAAACGTATGATGCTGTTGGTAATAGAGAAGATTTGCAGAATATTATTTATAATATTTCTCCAACTGAAACACCATTTATGTCAAGTATAGGAACTGGAACAGCTTCTTTTACTAAACATGAGTGGCAAACAGATTCTTTGGCTTCAGCGTCTACATCAAACGCTGTAATCGAAGGTGACGAAGCTACTTTAGATGCATCAACTGCTACTGTAAGAATCGGTAACCACACACAGATCATGGATAAGACTGTTGTAATTACTGGTACACAAGAAGCAGTAGACAAAGCTGGTAGAGCAAGTGAACTTGCATACCAAATAGCTAAGAAATCAAAAGAGTTAAAAAGAGACATCGAGTCTACTTTATTAACTAACCAAGCAAGAGTTGCTGGTAACGCATCAACAGCTAGAAAATTTGGTTCAATCGGAGCTTTCATTGCAACAAATGATAACTTAGCTGCCGATGGAACATCTCCAACAGCTGCTGATGGTTCTGACGCTAGAAATGACGGAACTCAAAGAGGCTTAACAGAAGCTATGTTGAAGGACGTTATCAAAGGTACATGGAACTCAGGTGGTAACCCATCTGTAATCATGGTAGGCCCTTTCAATAAGCAAAAGATCTCAGGATTCACAGGTGGATCTACAAGATTTGATGCTTCTGAAGATAAGACTTTATACACTTCAATCGATGTGTATTCTTCTGACTTCGGTGATCTTGAAGTAGTACCTAACAGATTCTCTAGAGAAAGAGACGCTTTAGTACTAGACATGGATTACTGGGCAGTTGGGTTCTTAAGAGACTTTACTATGCATGAACTTTCAAAAACTGGTGACTCAGAGAAAAGACAGCTTTTAGCTGAACTTACTTTGATCTCTAGAAATGAAGGTGCTTCAGGTGGAGTATTCGACCTAACAACATCATAATCTATACATGTATAGGGGAGTAACCTCAAAATACTCCCCTTGCATTAATCCAAATATGAAGTATTAAGAGGTCAATAATACGGAACATAAAAAGGAGAAAACATGAGAACATTAAACGACTATTTTTTAACTGCTGAAATTGAAGATATTAGTACAGCTTCATCTACATTTGTTGCAGTACCTGATGGTGGTAGAGTAATTAAAATTATCTCTGCATTACAAGGTGCTATATCAGGTGGAGATGCTGCCCTATCTTTTGAGATTGGTGGAACAGCTATAACTGGTGGTGGCATTACTGTTGCACATTCAGGATCAGCTGCTGGAACTGTAGATTCATCTGCACCTACTGCTGCTAATAGAGTAGAAGAAGATGGTACAATTGAAATCATTACAGATGGTGGCTCTACTGGAGCTAAAAAATGTCTTATTACATTCGTGATAAGAAGATAATAAATTAGGGGGTGGCAACACCCCCAACTAAAGGAGAAATAAATGTCATACATAGCAATGAAGCCAACAACAACTGAAAAATTAGCATCTTCAGGATCTTCATCTCAAACTGCTGCTTTTGCAGATGGTATAGAGTATGTTAGAGTTATAGCAGA